AACGCGCTGACGATCTGGTACGCAAAGCTGAGGTACGCAAACAGGTACGCAGCGAAACGGCACTGTCTGAACGCGTACTGATTGAGGCCACTGCCGAGGTGATTGCCACGGTTCGCATGGAACATCGCGGCGACATCCGCCGGGCGAGAACACTGGCGAACGCCCTGTTTAATGAGCTTGAGGCCGAGTGCGCTGACGTAGAGGCTTTGCGAAAGCTGGGCGAACTGATGCTGGATCCAGACGATAACGGACGTGACCGGCTGAATGAGCTTTATCATGCCATCATCAGCATGCCTGAGCGCGTTAAGTCGATGAAGGCTCTGAGCGAGACGCTGAAGAATCTCATTGGCCTCGAACGACAGGCCTACAGCATGGACGAAGGCGAAAAAGATAAGGTCGTTGACGCACTGTCCGACCTGATGGATTCGCTCTCTCAGGGGGCGTAATGAAACCTGAGCACCTTAATCTGCTGGCTGATAAAGACTGGCGGCTGAACAACCTCTATTGGATCACCGACAAAGAAGGTAAGCCCACGCGCTTCAGGATGACGCCTGAGCAGAGGGAATACTTCGAGGGGATCCACACCCGCAACATCATCCTGAAAGCCCGGCAGCTCGGTTTCACAACTGAGGTCTGCATCATCCAGCTGGATGCGGCGCTGTTCGAGTCGGCGAAGTGTGCGCTGATCGCCCATACACTGAACGACGCCAAGCGCCTGTTCCGTGAAAAGGTGAAGTACGCATACGACAAGCTGCCGAAAGAAATCAGGGCGGCGAACCCGGCGAGCAACGACTCTTCCGGTGAGCTGGTCTTCAAGAAAGGCGGTTCGCTCTACGTCAGCACCTCCTTTCGTGGCGGTACGCTGCGTTACCTGCACGTTTCTGAGTTCGGGAAGATATGCGCTAAGTTTCCTCATAAAGCCCGTGAGATCGTCACTGGTGCGTTTGAGGCGGTATCAACCGGATGCTTCGCCACTATTGAGAGCACGGCAGAGGGCCGGGCGGGGTACTTCTTCGATTACTGCCAGGCGGCCGAGAAAGCCTCGCTTCAGGGCAAACCGCTATCTGCGCTGGACTGGAAGTTTTTCTTCTTCTCCTGGTGGAAGAACCCGCAGTACGCAATCGACCCGGTAGAGCCGCTACCGCAGCGCCTGGTTGATTACTTCGCTGAAATGGAGGCGAAGCACGGCGTTGTCGTTGATGACCGCCAGAAGGCCTGGTATCACGCCAAAGAGAAAACCCTCGGCGATGATATGAAGCGCGAGTACCCGACTATCCCGGCGGAGGCATTCCAGCAGTCGGTCGAGGGCGCGTACTATGCCAAGCAGTTCCGCTGGCTCTACACCAATAAGCGGATCGGCCAAATCCCGGATAACTCGCACCTCCCGGTACACACGTTCTGGGATATCGGCGTGGGCGACTCCACGGCTATCTGGTTCGTTCGCGAGGTCGGTGAAGAGTTCCACATCATCGACTACTACGAAAACTCCGGCGAGGGCCTGCGGCATTACATGAAGGTGCTGAAAGACCGGGGCTACATCTACGGTGAGCACTGGGGACCGCACGATATCGAGAACCGCGAGTTTGCTGCTGACGCGAAATCCCGTAAAGAGTTGGCGCGCGAAGGTTACGAAATCGATGGGCAGATGTACTCACTGAATTTCAAAGTTGTGCCGAAAGCAGGCATCGATACCGGCATCGAGTCGGCGCGTGAAATCCTCCCGAAATGCGTATTCGACGAGGAGAAATGCTCGGAGGGTATCTCTCACCTTGAGGGGTACCGGAAAGAGTGGGACGACAAGCGCGGCTGCTGGAAAGACAAGCCTCTCCATGACGCCACCTCACACGGTGCTGACGGCTTCCGTTACTTCGCAGTGACGAAGAACAACCGCAAGCAGGTCGGCGCAGTATTCTTCTAAGGAGCATCGCCAGTGAGCGAACAAGATAACGGCCTTCAACTGGCTGTGAACAACCTCGCCACTGAAATGAGGCGAGCGAATTACCTGAATGCTATTGGCATTGGGGGCGGCAACACGAAGCGCCCGACGCTCTATCATGAATTCGGCTACCCGCGCACGATCACGTTCAGCGACTTTTACAACATGTACCGCCGCAATGCCGCCGGGTTCGCTGTTGTGCACCGTCTGCTGGATGGGTGCTGGCAGGATTACCCGGTCATCATCGACGGTGACGAGACGGAAGAGACGAAAGAGACCAATCCGTGGGAGAAGAAGGTCACCCGCTTCATGAAAAAGCTGTGGTCGAAGGTTAAAGACGCCGATCGCCGCAATATGGTTGGGCGTTACTCCGCGCTGTTGTTGCAGGTGAAAGACAATAAACCCTGGAGCGAGCCAGTCGACATCAAGCTGGTGAAGTCCCTCGGTGAGTCTGCGCTGGTGAAGTTGATCCCGGTGTGGGAACCGCAATTAACCGTCGCTGACTGGGATAACGACCGCCTCTCGCCCACCTTCGGCCAGCCGTTGATGTTCAACTTCAACGAGCAGCCAGTTGGTGATCAGGACTTTGTCGGGCCGATGCGCGGCGAACCGGTGCACCCAAGCCGGGTGATCCTGTTCTGTGAAGGCTCAGAGGATGAAAATGTCCTGTCTGGCATCCCGCTGCTTGAGGCTGGTTTCAACAAAGGCCTCGATATCGAGAAGATTTCCGGCGGTGGCGCCGAGGGCTTCCTGAAAAACGCCAGCCGTCAGATCGCCGTCGAGTTCAGCAAAGAAACCGATATGAATACGCTGGCTGACCAGGCTAAGAAGGCTGGCTATGCAGATCTCGGCGAAGCGATGGGCGACAAGGTCAACAAGCTTAACCGTGGTACCGATGCGGCAGCCGTGATGCAGGCCGGGCAGATGCACGTTCTGAGCGTTACCCCCGGCGACCCGGGCCCGACCTGGGAAGTCACTGCGAACGAACTGGCAGCCTCCGTGCAAATCCCGTTCACCATCCTGTTCGGACAGCAGACTGGTCGGCTGGCGAGCGACGAGGACAAAACTGACTGGGCTATCCGTCGAAACACGAGGCGTAATGGTTTTCTTACGGACCGGATCACCGCGCTACTGGAGCGCTTCTGGACGCTGGGAATCATTGACCCGCCTACAAATGGTGAAGTCACTATCCAGTGGAGCGATCTGCTGGCGCCCGGCGAGAAAGAGAAAATCGAGAACATGTCCAAGTTGGCCGATGTGGTTCAGAAAACAACGGGCATGTACGGCGGTGAAGCACCGGTGACCATCAACGAACTGCGGCAGGTGGTAGGGCTTGAGCCGTTGCCTGCGCCCAAAGAGCCGCCGAACCCGGACGATAAGGTGACAACCGATGATCCACTGGCCAATGACACCAGAACAGAAGGCAAAGGTGGGCCTGCCGATCGTACCGCGCAGCAAGGTTGACCCCACTCGATCGGCAAAGCAGGTCAGCGCGATGTACCGGGATATCGAGGAACGGTATTTCGGTATCAAGCGTGCGCTTAAATCTCTGTTCGACCAGCGACTGACCGGCCGGGAGCGCGAGGTTAACAGCCACAGTTGGCATTTCCTGTGTCATGTTAACGGCGATGACCAGCGGCTGTACCAGGCCAACGCTGGCCGGTTCATCTACGACATGTCGCCGCGGGAACTGGCTGAACTGCTCGAGGCGGTGCAGGCTATCCTGGATGATTACCTGCTGGAAGGCGGCGAGCAGAACCAATGGGCGATGGATTACGTCGCCGCTGAGGCGCATCGCGGCACGCTTGAGGCCTTTAACAACCTCTCGCAGCAGTCGCAGGTCTACGCCAGCCAGACGACGCTACAGCAGCTTTTAAGCAGCCCCGGCCACCTTAATCAGATTGCATCTGCCAGGCTGACAACGTTCAGCGACTGGAAGGCGATCAGCGATGCCGCCCGGGCAGACCTGACAGGCATCATTACTGATGCGGTGGCGCGCGGGGTAAACCCGAGGGAAACAGCCAGCGTCATCAGCAAGCGTCTCGATGTGTCGATGTCGAAGGCCAAGACTATCGCTCAGACTGAGCAGGTCGGAGCGCTGCGGCAGGCGCAATGGAACGAAACGGACTGGGCTGCTGACCGGCTGGGGCTGAATACCGGCTTGCTGTGGCTGTCAGCGTTAAAGCCAACGACGCGCAGCTGGCACGCAAGCCGTCACGGCAAGGTCTACACCACCGAAGAGGTGCGGGACTTCTACGCAGAGAATGGCAACCGGTACAACTGCTATTGCAGCCAGATCCCGGTGCTGCTTAACGACGACGGCAGCATATTCAACGAAGGGCTGGCAGATAAGCTGGCGAAAGAAAGAAGAGCATGGCAGCATTAGTTATTCATAAAAATGAACTTCGTTGCCTCAGGGATAAAAAAATGAAAAATGCCTCAGTCTGCTTTTTTGTCACCGCTATTTGCTCTTTATGTTTTTCCTTCAA